GGGATAAGATAGCACCGGAAGCAATAGATTATTCAATCATTAAATCAAAACAAGATGACTCACTCTGAACAACAAATCGACGAGATCAACAACCGAAAGCGAACTGCCATGCAGGAAGTTAACGATATGTTTGAGACCTTAAATTGGCAGGACTTTCTTGCCTACATGATTAACGCTTTACCAATGCTGCTAGATAAAGAGAAGGAACAGATAACTAATGCCTATCAAAAGGCTGACTTTGCTTATCTTGAAGACTCAATAGCAGACGCAGAAAATTATTATAACCAAACTTATAAATCATGAAACAGCCACAAGTAACAAAAATAGTAAAAAAAAATTCAGAAGGGGAAAAATATAGTATATACGAAATCAAGGTAGGCAGTTTTAATATTCGGGTAAGCGATAAGGAAGCAGCTCACATAGATATAGATGACCTATCAGTATATATAGATAACTCCACTAACGAAAGACTTGTTTATACACAAATAAATTCAAACTAATGACAAAGAAACATTTCATATGGGCTGCGGAAAGAATCATCCTGGCTTGTATAGACGACGACATCTCACATGAAACAATCATGCTATGCCATCTTTATTTTCCATATAGAGATATGTTCGATGAGTTCGGCAAAAACTTTGATGTGAATACATTTGATGAATATATTATTAACGAAATAAAATCACAACGCTATGGAAATCAATGAGATAGAGCTATCATATAGATTGGCACATGAAAGGATGTTAATACATTGGGATGATCCTGATGATATATACATAGATAATGGGGAAGGAATATTTATCTATACAGATGCAGCAGAAAATATATTTAATGAATATTATGATTATTATTTAACATTAATTGAAAAAACAAAAATATGAAAACGATATTAGAAACTAAAACAGATTGGCTAGATGCTGAAGTAAAAGTAACCTATACAGAGATGACTAAAGGAGGAATAGATGAAAAGACTGCCAGTATAAGGGTAGACAAGATAGAGGTATGTATAGGTGAAGACTTCTTAGACATAACAGAACAAGCGAAAGAAAGTTTTTATAAAATGTTAAAATAGTTATGTACATTTACAAAATAATAAAGTGTGTTTTAGTGTTTAATCGGAGGGGGTTTCTACCCCTTCCTCATTTTTTCCCTTATATTTTTAACTAAAAAAAACAATCATGAAAAGATTATCATTACCAAAGAATCAAAAAGCGTTTATATTACATACGCTAATTAACAAAAAGTTTATCTCTGAGCAGGATGTACCTATGAATGGTTTCCGAGCTAGGGTATCTGAACTAATCAATGACCATGGAGTAGACATCCAATCTGAAATGGTTGCGTTTAAGAATACCTTTGGGCATTCAAGTAAGTACAAGAAAAGGTTTATACCTAAGAAAGGTATCGACAAAGCAATTAAAGTATACAATAAAATAAACTAAAATGAAAAACGTACTATTACAAATGTTAGCTGAATTCATAGCTTCCAATTATGACAGTCTAAAGAAAGACTACAATGGATTAACAGACCAGGAAAAGGCAGCACATCCGTCTGCTATATTTTTTATTGGAGTCTTTGACAGAATCGTATCAGATCAACATGAAAAAAACCTAAAAGAAAATGAAACAAAAATCATTACTAGCGAAAGTACTATCATCAATCCAAAAATTATTCTCCCCTAGGCATAATTGGAGACAAATAAGCTCCTATGTAAGCGCAAACAAAGGATATGCCCATGAGCATTACTATTGTGATTGCTGCGACTCTACGAAGCACATCATGAGATATTGGAATAAAAAACCTATAACCAAAATTTTAAAAAACCATGAAAAATAAATCATCTTTCTTTCTGATGCATGAGCCGGATCGCATGGTATTCATTGCGCAGTTGTATCACTATATGTGGTATGATGAGACTTGCTTCAAGGAAGTAACTAAATTGCTCTCCCAATGGAAAGCTAAAGAGAATGTCCCACCTGCAAACCTATTTCCTCAATCTCAAACTGAAACCGATGAACATCAAGATTAAAAAAGAAACTAAGATAACCGATGGGTCTTCATTCTATTGCGTATATGTAGACTCCATTTACATATGTGGCAGCTCATCTGAAAAGACTGCAAACTATATGTTTGACCAATTGATTAAATCAGATGGCAAAGAGTTAAGTATAGAAACAGTTAGGGAAGAAAATATTTAATTTTTTATTCACATTGTATTCACTATATTTGTCATCCAAAAACAAAAACCATGAACAATAAACAGCTATCAAACTTGCAATTAATCTGTATTGAAAACATACAGAAGTCTTTACTACCAGTACTTTCACTCAAATTCTCGCAAGAGTCTCTTGAGTCTGTCAATGACCTAATAGAGTTAGCAGTTATTAACACGTTTTATGCACAAGGAATCGCATTGCCATCATCTTTAAATTAAACAACATGAAAGAATTATTGAAAAGTTTAGCTGACTTTAATAAGCTATGTCCTCCAGTTAAGAAAGATTCTAACAACCCATTCTTTAAATCAGCGTATGCTAAGTTAGATGCTATTCAAGTTCACATCCATCCACACTTGCAAAAGGCTGGATTAGTAGTTACTCAAGTAAATGTTTCTATAGATGGAAACCCATTTGTTAAGTCTACTGTATGGGATGTTAAGTCGGGCGAGAACCTAGAGTCTATCTTCCCTATAGTAGTTAGTAAGAATACCCCTCAAGAGTACGGAAGTGCCGTCTCCTATGCCAAAAGATATTCTCTAAGCGGATTGCTTAACCTGGTTATTGAAGACGAGGATGATGACGGTAATGCTGCCTCACAGACACCGAAGGCTGATGACAAGCCATGGTTGAATGAGAATACGGATCAGTTCCATGCAGTAAAGAAAGCAATGGCTGATGGCTACACGATGGATCAAGTGAAACAAAAGTACAATGTATCTAAAAAAGTTGCTGACCTATTAAAATAAATAACCATGACACTAAACGATTTAAATAAAAGACCACTAAGCTATTCTTCTATAAAAGAATTTGCCCGTTCACCACGTCACTATGTTAACTACCTAAACAAAGCACGTAAGGACACTCCCGAATTAACTTTTGGGGGTGCTTTACATTGCATTCTTTTAACACCGGATCTGTTCAAAGAGCAGTATGTTAAGAGTCAGAAGTTTGACCTAAGAAAAAAGGATGATAAGGAAGAGTATGCTAGACTGCTAACGTCTGCCGAGAGTAAGGGGCAGAAGATTATTCAAGAGGATGTATTTGAAGAGCTGATTAACTTAACAGACTTTGTGAAAGACAATCCTGAGTTCCAACAAATAATGTTTGATGCTAAGTCGGTAGAGCAAAGAGAGTACATGGAATTATACGGTCTTCCATTCGTTAAGATTAAAGATATAGAGACTAGCTATGCTACTATTGACATTAAGACTGTGCAGAGTGGAGCATTGGAGAATCTGAATAAGGATTTCTTCAACTACCAATACTACATACAAGCAGCTATCTATGGGGGTAACTTTAAGTTCTATGTGATTGAAAAGAATGATCCTTATTATAACGGGCTGATAGATGTATCACAAGATTGGATGGACTATGGATTAGCTAAGTTGGAAAGCTTATGTAAGGCATTCAACTTCTGCCTTGAGCATCCCGAATCTTTCAATGAGTCATACGGATTTTGGTACAAGTACAACGATAAGAAACCAATTATCTCACTTCCAAATTGGGTAAAATGAAAATAGAAGATTTCAAATATAAACTAAAAAATATTAAAAAAGTAATAGATAAAACAAATACACATAGCAATAAAATTTCTATGATGCTTGAAAGTCTTTCCCTACAATTAGGGATGGAGGGTAATGGATTAAGTTATGTATCTATCAATCCGGTTACTGTGCTTACTGTTATAAAAGACCACTTTGGGGTTGATGTAAACGTAAAGATAAGGAAAAAAGAATTTGTTAGAGCTAGGGAGGTAGCCTCTTATTTGCTTAAGAAGTATACTTTACTTTCACTAAAGGAGATAGCTGAACACGTGGGGTTAACCGACCACACTTCTAGCCTATACCATATAAGAAAGGTAAGCGGATTCATAGAGATAGATAAGGATTTTAAATTAATGATGGACCAATTAGAAAACAAATTAACTACTTACCATGACTACATCAATGCAGATAACACTATTCAAACACTTCAGCGAGATAGACAAACCGTTGTACTCAACGATAGAGGCAACGCTTAGAGGAATTAAAGAAGGTAAAGTTAAAAAAGAGATAGAGCAAATTAGGGCTAGTAAAGATGAGGATGAGATAAAGAAGTTGAAGTTACAATTGCCTTGTGTTTTGTTTGCAGGGAAATTCGATATCCCAATTACCAAACATAAGGAAGATGGAACTATGTACAAGAGTTTCCGCAACGACACTTCGTTATCTATTCATTCTAGGTTCGTTCCTTTCGATATTGATGATGTAGAAGATGTAGATACTCTTAAGACCGACATGATGAAGGATGAGTATGTCTATGCAGTATGGAAGTCTCCTTCAGGAACTGGAGTTCACGGATTGATTAAGATTGCTGATGGGAATAAACATGAGCAGCACTACTCTTCTCTAATCAAAAGATATCCACAATTCGATTCTTCAGCTAGGAATCCATCAAGGGTTCTTTTCTTTTCTTATGACCCCAATGTGCTTGTTAATGAAAACAGTAAGACATTCTTTGAGGTACTTGAGGAAGAGAAGTTTGAAGGAATGGTGATGTCTCAGATTACTACCGACTATAAGAAGTTAGACATAGCAGCCAGGATGATACGTTCCGCAGAGATGGGGACTAGGCACAATGCCGTTGTGAAGGCTTCATACCTTGTTGGCGGATATATAGCAGGAGGATTGGCAGAAGAGTCAATAGCAAGGGAAGTACTTAAGCATGAGGTCTATAATAAGTTTGACGGAAAGGATGTGGAGACCGAGTATAGAGCTATTGATGATGGGATTAGGGCAGGACAGTTCATGCCGATTAATGAGTTGGCTAAGTATCAGCATGAGGTCATGCAGGAGGCAGGGATCATGGAGGAAGAGTTAAGTTTCCTATCATCAAATCTAGACGATGAAGAGTTTATACGCAGATACAAAGCCGGCCTTATTCCAATGGGTTTAACTTTCGGTTATGACGATATGGATAAGTACTTACTTCTTAAAGAGGGTGAGTTCTATGCTACACTATCTCATTCACATACCGGTAAAACGACCGTTAATCTTTGGCTGATATTCTTGTCTGCTTTAAAGTATGATTGGGGATGGGTAATTTACACTGGTGAGAACAGGGTTTCTTCTCTTAAGATGAAGATACTTGAATTCTATATGGGACTGAAGATTAAAGAATCTCAAGAAGAACATATGCAGCAAGGCATTAAATGGCTGAATGAAAGGTTTTTCTTTATTAATAACGAAACTATGCACGTGTATAAAGACATCCTTAAATACGCAGAAAAGGTATCTAAATACCATTCTATCAAAGGAGTGCTGATAGACCCTATAAATGCCCTTAAAACGACCGACAAGGCATCTAAGTATGACTATGAGATGGAGATGTATACAGATATGCTTTTATTTACTAAGCGGACTAACATTTCTTTATTTATATCTATTCATACAAGGACGCAATCTCAGAGAGAAAGAGGTAGTGATGGGAACCAGTTGATGCCATATCCTGCTGATGCTGATGGTGGGGCAGTACTTTATAACAAGGCTGATATCTTTATTACTATGAATAGAAACATTCAAGATCCCGACACTTGGATGGTAACTGAGTTGTATGTAAACAAGATGCGTAATAAGGAAACTGGAGGGGATGTTACCCCAAGGAATACTGCTATAAGAATAAGGATGCATAAAGGATTGGAGTTTACAGATGACTTTGGAACTATGCCATTTAAAAGAGATTACTTAAAAAATATTCCTAAACTCGTCTACCATACTCCAACTACAG